CGGTAACTTACAATATGTCGGACCATGCGAGGTTATCAACTATGCTGCCTTGCCATCAGGATTGTTGACTCTAGATATTTTAAATATCAATTTGTACTGGGGAAACTCAAGAATCCCATTACGGTATTTACCTTGGACTGACTTTAATGCTCAATTGCGTTATTGGCAGAACAATGTTCAGCGACCTATTTGTTTTAGCATTTATGGTCAGTCTCAAATTTATGTTGGACCAGTACCAGACCAAGCCTATGTAATTGACTTGGACACGGTTATTTTGCCTACTACTATGGTTAATCTGGCTGATACAGATACCATCAATGACCCATACGATACTGTCATACAGTTCTATGCGGCTCATCTTGCCAAATACTACGAACAGTCGTTTGGTGAGGCTGAAATCTATTTGCAGCAGTACAAGCAAAAAACTCAATCGGTATTGGTATCTGTGTTTACAAGAAGGATACCAACCCCGTACTCAACACCGTTTTAAGATATGGCAGCCGCAGAGCAAAAAAAATCCTACGAGATTGTCAAACAGTTCAAGGGTGTAAACACCAAGGCGAACAGAACGGCTATTGGAGACGATGAATTTTATTGGCTTGAGAACGCTATGCCTATTGGCTATGGCAACCTCAAGATTACGCCAACGTCTTCTAATGTCGGCAATGTAACTTTTACAAGTAGCGTTGTTAATTTCTTCTCAGGCAACCTTGGGTTAACTGATTACCTTATTTCTTTTGAGAGCGATGGCTCTGCTGAGTATGTGCGCTTGGACACCAATGTCAAAGGCACAATTGCCTCTGCTGGCACGTTTACCACAGATGGAACAATCAACATTAGTCAATGGAAAAATGACCGTGTTTTGATTGCTGACCCTAAAAAGGGTTACTACACATGGGATGGCACAAACCTTATTTTTATAGGCGCTATTGCACAAGTCGGAATTGTCCAAGCAGGAACGGGTTACACCTCTGCGCCAGCAGTTGTTATCTCTGCGCCTAACAACACTAATGGGGTGCAAGCCAAGGCGGTGGCAACCATCACGGCTAATGCTGTGTCCTCCATCACGATTACAGAGGCAGGAACGGGCTATAACGCCTCTCCAACGGTCACCTTTGTAGGTGGCGGTGGCTCTGGTGCTAATGCGGTAGCTGGTATTGCAACCTTTACACAAGGCACGGTATCTGTATTGGTCACAAGTGGCGGTACAGGATATACCAACGCATCTAACTTGAGCGTGACAATTAGCGGTGGCGGTGGAGCTAATGCTGCTGCTCAAGGCATTGTGGCTGGCGGTATTGTTACCCAAGTCGTGATGACCAATGTTGGTAGCGGATACACCAACTCTTCCAATATCTCTGTGACGATTACAGGGGGTGGGGGTTCTAACGCTACGGCTACAGCAATCATCAATACTGGCACACTTGCAGGAATTCAGTCTTTTTCTGGAAGAGTCTGGATAGCCAATGGACGCACAGTCAGCTATTCGGCTGCTAGTTCGTATTCAGACTTTACAAGCGTTTCTGCGGGACAAGTTGTTTTAACTGATGCAACCTTGCATGGCAACATTACACAACTGTTGTCTGCAAACAACTTTCTTTACATCTTTGGAGATGACTCCATCAATGTCTTCTCAGATGTGCGGGTAACCAATGCTGGCACAACGCTGTTTACCAATACCAACGTGAGTGCATCTGTTGGTTCTAAGTTGCCATACGGTATTTACCCTTACTTTAGGTCTGTTCTGTTTATGAACAACTATGGTATTTATGCCCTAGTGGGTTCTACCACCACAAAAATTTCAGACAACCTAGATGGGGTTTTCCCTAATATTGACTTTACTGCGCCTGTGTATGCGGGTCAGGTATTGATAAACAGTATTTTGTGTGCTGCCTTTAATTTCAAATACACGGGTGGACTTGGCACATCAAGCTCTAGTCGGTATATCCAAGCGGTGTTTTTTGAGAAAAAATGGTTTTTCACTAGTGCTAGTAATACCTTGGCTTACATCACTTCTGCGCCATTGGGTGGAAAGATTAACCTCTACGGGACTGATGGGACATCTTGTGTTCGTTTGTATGCGGATACAAGTTCTTCCATAAAAAGTTATGTGCAGACTTCCCTAAACCCAATGAAAGACCCAATCAGAACTAAGCAAGCTCTGAAGGTCGGCATTGAGGCTACTTTGACTAATGCTGCTGAGATTACGGTCACAGTAGATTCGGAAGAAGGTTCTAGCTTGCCTGTAACACTTGGAGAATTAGTCACTTGGCTTAATAATCTGAGTAATCCAATACCTTGGACTAATAATAGTTCAGCGACAATCAGTTGGTACGGTGGCGCGGGATATACCCTATACAAAACAGACGCAAAACAATGGGGTAAGTATTTGGGCATGACGGTCACATCGTCAGACGCAAATTTTGTAATCAATGGGTTCGAGTACGAACATGAATTAAGAGTGAGGTTCTAACATGGCAGTTCCTAATATTTTTGCAAACGTAACAACGTCAATACCGTTGTCTCAACTAGACACCAACTTTGCTACGGCTATCACGCTCGGCAATACGGCTGTCTATCTTGGCAACACGACTACTACGCTTGGTAACGTCACATTAACAAATACTACTGTTTCAAGCGTGGCTAGTACATTTCCCAATTCTTACTTAGCTAATAGCACCGCAACGCTAGGCAATGCCACAATAACTTTGGGCGGCACAACAACTACGGTTGGCAACGTAACAACATCTAATGTAACTGTAACTAATTACATAGAATCAGTAGTTGCTATTGGAACTGTAACAAGCGCAAACACAATTGCCCTGACAAACGGCACAGTACAAACGGCAACGCTAACAGCGTCTACGGCTTGCACATTCACAATGCCAGCAAACGTGGCAGGAAAGTCTTTTGTTCTTTTGCTTAAACAAGCGGCAAGTACAGGAAACGGCACAGCAACATTTACAAGCGTTAAGTGGGGAACTGCTGGCGCACCTACGATTACAGCAACTGCTGGAAAGATGGACATTCTGACTTTTATTGCTGATGGTACTAATTGGTATGGTTCTGCCGCACAAGGATACACACCATAATGTTTGCCTCTAAGAACTTCTTTTTGGCTGGTAAAGCACCTTACCTTGGGCCAGCGACTGTTGAATATTTAGTCATTGCTGGCGGTGGCTCTGGTGCTGGTAGTGCTGGTTCTGGCGGTGGTGGTGGTGCTGGTGGTTATTTAACCGCAAGCGGGTTTTCTGTAACTGGTGGCTCACCCATCACAGTAACTGTCGGTGCTGGTGGCGTTGATACTGGTAATAATAACGCTGGCAAGGGAAATAACTCTGTTTTTTCTTCAATCACTTCTACTGGTGGCGGTCAAGGTGGTGAGGGTGGTGTTGCTGGCTATATAGGCGGTTCGGGTGGTGGTGGTTCGTACCATAATCCAACTGGATATTCTGGTGGAACTGCTACACCAAGCGGTCAGGGAAATAATGGTGGTAAAGGTTATGACGGAAACGCACCTTATGGTTGCGGTGGTGGTGGCGGTGCTGGAGCAGTAGGTGGTAACGCTGGCGGTGGTGGAAGTGGAAACTTGGCTGGTGATGGTGGTGCTGGCTCTGCATCAAGCATAACTACTTCGTCAGTAACTCGTGCTGGAGGTGGTGGCGGTTCTAGATCATCTGCTGGAGGTTTTGGTGCTGGTGCTGGAGGCTCTGGAGGTGGTGGTGCTGGCTCAACTGATACTGGCGCACCTACTGCTGGAACTGCAAACACAGGTGGTGGTGGTGGTGGAGATGGGCAGGCAACTAAAGGCGGCAATGGTGGCTCTGGCATTGTGATTATTCGCTATACAGACACCTTTGCTGACATTACTACTATTGGTGCTGGACTAACCTACACAAAGACAACAACTGGCGGTTATAAGATTTATTCTTTTACTGCTGGAACTGACTTGGTAACCTTCTAATGGCACATTACGCATTTTTAGACCAAAACAATGTTGTCACCGAGGTAATCGTTGGCAAAGACGAAACCGATACTTCCCATGATTGGGAACAGTATTACGGGGCTATTCGTGGACAAGTTTGTAAGCGCACTTCTTATAACGGAAACATTCGCAAAAACTTTGCTGGTTTTGGTTGCACTTATGACAGCACAAGAGATGCTTTCATTCATCCAAAGCCATATCCATCTTGGACTATGAGCGAGGACACTTGTCGGTGGTCTGCACCAGTTTCAAAACCTACGGATGGAAAAATGTATAAGTGGAATGAATCTATAACTAATTGGATTGAGGTAACAAATGGGTCTTAATGCTTTTACAAAAACAGGCAACACAATAGCTTTTACGGCTAACGTGGCTGCTCCAACGGCTGTGCAATGCTTGTCTACTACGCTTGGTGGCAATCAATACCGCATCATTAATTCTGGCTCTGTGACTGTATTCCTTGGATACGGCACAAGCGCAAGTGATGCTGGAAACAATGCGGTGGTTGTCACTACAACAGGATTGGCTTACCCGTTACTAGCGGGTACAGACGAGATTCTCACTTTTGTGCCAAACGCTTATTTCACAGGCATTACCGCTAGTAGCAATGCTGCCGTGTATATCACTCCGGGCGATGGGATGTAATCATGTTAAAAACAGTAGCAATTAGTGGCGGTGGAACAAGCGGAACTGTTACCAATATAGCCACAGGCACGGGTCTAACTGGCGGTCCTATTACGACCACAGGCACGATTTCTATTGCTAACACTACTGTTACTGCTGGAACGTATGGCAATGCCTCTACTGTTTCCCAAGTCACCATCAATGCACAGGGTCAGATTACCAACGCTGTAAACGTAGCAATTGTTGTTGCTAATTCCTCGGTGACTGGTCTTGGCACAATGGCTACTCAGAACGCCAATGCGGTTGTCATTACTGGTGGCACAATTAACTCGGCTACTGAGACAAATGGCAAATATACAAATGCCAACGTAACTTCTGTTGCAGTCACATTTCCAAATTCTTTTTTAGCCAATAGCACAGCTACTCTTGGCAATACAACTATCACGCTTGGTAGCACGACTACCTCAGTCGGAAACCTAACCCTTACCAATGTAACTATTAGCTCTGGTAATGTGAACGTCACTAGCACAACTGTGGCAGCCACAACCAATGCAAACGCAACCTTTTCAACATCTAGCTTGCTACTTATTCCGCAGGGGTTTATTAACGTCAACCTAAACGGCACAGTAGTGCGCGTTCCTTACTACGCAACATAAAATGCAATTCCAAGACATATTCAATCTTGTTGGTGGTGCGCTACTACTCGGTGT